CTACTTGCCCTCCTTCGACGCCTTAACCTCGGCAGTCAGGTCGGCCACCTGCTTCTGGGTGAACAGAACATCAGCCTTCAATCGCCCGAAGTTCTGGGCGTTATACTGCGCTTCCGTGACCAAAGTGGTCTGTCCGCCCACGGGCTGACCATTCACGGTCCCTTCACGGTTGAACTTCTCGTTGTGGATAACGTTGTGGATACACTGACGGATGAACCCATCGTTCTGATGGAGTACATCGTTGACGACCTCCGCGAGGTCCTGCCTACTAGCCATATCGAACCAATCCTTACTGATAGTCTGTGTTTCAACCTGCGCCGGAGCCGGTGATTCGCCCCCGGAATAACGGAAAATGTGACACGGCGGGGAACCATTAGCCGACCAAATATAATCGTGATTGTTCAGGGTGATACCGTTGTAGCCGAAATTACAATGCAGGATATTGTCAGAGTCAACGAAAATCCCCGTATGGCCCGCCGCGCCTGCTGAGCTTCCAGGGTCACCCCAGATAAAGATGTCGCCCCGCTGGGTAGGGATGCCCTCCGCCGTAGCCTGAACCTCCTGGAAACCCCACGAAGGCAAATCCGAAAACATGGACTCGGTATTCCCAACCGTGCCGGACGTGTTAGCCCCAGCGTCCATCAGCGCATAATAGACGGAACTGGAGCAGTCGTAAGACCCCGGCCCGTTACGGTAATCCATCGAATACGTGACAGCCCCAGCCCTATCCTGAAACCAACCGATAGCCGCTTCCATGTTGGTCATCGCACCAATGCTCCTTCCAAAAAATATGTTGAGCACCCTAATGACGCTCGAAAATCTCTTCAAGCTCAGACGGGCGCTCATGCGGTTTACCCGTCAACCCCGTAATACGGTTCTCCAACGTGCGCGCATAATCAACAACTTTACGCATCCGAACCCACAGGTCATCCACCTTATTTTTCAGTGAAAAAATCTCCTGCTTCTGGGCATCACGGTCACGCCGCAACTCATCGACCTGCGCCTCCAATGATTCGCTAATCTTCCGCTGTTGCTCGACACGCTCCCCCATATATTTAAGGTCATCACGCAACAACTGGTCAGGATCAGTTTTCTTCGGCTTCAACCCCAACCAGGCGACAATGATTGCGACAACACCGGGAATGAGGTAAGGGGCGTATTCGCTCATTCATCCCGCCTCACAATCTTATGCGCCTCCGTAATATCGGACGCTCGTCTGTCGTCAATGTGCCGCATCAGGTAGAACGCCCCGAGCGCGTTAATCCCGTTGCCCCCGTACAGGGCCGCCGACATCCAGGCCCGCGTGTAACGGTCGCCCTCCTGAGTAGGCCAGGCCCCCATGTAGCCCGCCGCCCACGTCAGCATAAGGAACGCGAACCACAAAGTAGCGAGGCCGCCCTTGCCCCGGATCATCCCGACCAGAGCAAGGACAGCGCCCACGCCCCATAGGGCGACGTACAACCACATGGCCGACCCGTTATCAGTCAAAAACATCGGGCCGGACGACTCATAAGGACCACCAAAATACGGCGTATACGCGATAACCTGCGCCAGACTGACAACGAAAACGCCAAGAAGAAGGATACGTTGACCAAGATTTCTCATCAGGCCCACCCCCTCCACTAGACGATGTACGCCGTTGTAATGATGCGCTGATACTCAGCCGCACCCGAAACATAACCGCCCGTATTATCCACCGACAGGGTGACGATAGCCTCGACACCAGGCGGGCAATAGAACGAATGCGCCAAAGACATTCCCGTGGCGTTGGTTGTCGAGTTGGTGGAAAGCGACTTATTTGCCTGAGTGTTCCCCGTCAGCTGGAGGTTGAAATAACCGCCGTTAGACGACGACCTGCCAAACACGGTGCCGGTCGTGACGATCTGGCGCGGGTAAGGGCGCAACCCCGCCGACCTCGTAGCGATAGTAGCCCCCGGCCCCTTATCGCCGCCACCAAACGTAGGCCAAACATAAGTTTCCGGCCCCTCCGGCGGGACAGGCAAACCAAGCTCCGCAAGAATACGAGCCGCAAAATACCTATGCGTGAACGCGGTAACATGGTTACCATCGGTCGCATAAGCCCACCAATGATTTGCCCCCGGCATACCCATAGCGTACGAATCGTCCGACAGGTCCAGGTAATACGCCCTCGGGTGCTCTTCCGCGACCTTCCGCAAACGTTCGTTGTACTGCCACCATTTAATAGGCGGGTTATTTCCGTCTTTCCCGTTCTGCGTCTGGTAGGTCAAAAGAATATGGCGGGTATCCGGGGAAACCTTGTCGATCTCCGCGAGCTTATTCCGCATATCCCGCTCGTAATCGTCCAGGCCCCACTGATTACCGTAGTTATTCGAGCCGACAGCGTGGAACATCAGCTGCGGCTTAATAGACCCGATAGCGGCCACCTTATCGGCAGGCAGATAATCCGAGGACGTGGTGCCGCCCTTGGAGAACTGCCAACCCTGGATGCCCGTTGCCGGTTTCTTATCGGTGTTGTTGACGTTCCAATTCAAGGTACGCGGCGTCAACACAGCGTTAACACGTTCAGCCCAAGCCCTACCGTTATAATCGTTCGAGCCAATACCCGCCGAACCGTAGCCCTCAGCGGTCGAGGAACCGGCATACACAATACCGACACCCTCATTCAGCTGTTTCTGGATCAGGTTGGACACGTACGCACGAAGCTCAGCCTGATTAATGTACTCAAGCGCCTTAACCCGGTTCTTCACGGTCGAAAGGTCACCAGCACCACCGGCGAGTTCGTCAAACCGCGCTTCAAGGGCCGTACGAGCCTTAACCTCACTGCCCAGCGAAGCCGTCAAATTGGACACGTCAGACGTACGTTTAGTGACCTCAGACGACAAGGACGCATTCAGGTTATCGTCAGCTTTTTTGCGTGCCTCAGCCTCAGCCTCAACAAGGATAGTCGGGTCAGCCGGTTTAGGAACCTTGACCTTGCTCGTGGTGCCGTCCGTGTAGGTGATAGTTAGCGTCCCCTCGTCCGTGCCTTCTCCCGCCTCAATGGAGACGATGCCGCGCCCGTCAGCTCCCTTAATCGTCTCGGGAAGCTGAACAAAATAATCGGTGCCGTCACCCAACTTGAAAACAATGCCGCCACGTTCAGCCGTGATTTTGACAATGCCCTTAGACGGGGTCAGCGCATCAGGGACGCTCTGAACCAGGTCTTCAAGCCGGTACGACTGTGCCGCCCACATGCGCACAGTCCACGGCTTCACCGAAACACGCTTGCCCTCAAACGTCAGATCAGGCGCTACAGTCCACTCCCACTGAACTTCATCCTTTTCAGCCGGGCACAGCAAGACAAGCGCGTTAGACCCGTCACGGGTAATCTCACCCGCCGGGTCCAACACGCCTTCGACCCGTCCAGGGAAGCGGATGGACTGCGAAGCCTTGTCCGACAACCTAGTAAACCTCGGGGTAAACACAACCTTGCCGCGCATCGGCTCATCAGATGCCGCCGTGGAATCCCTCGATGCCGCCAAAAAACGGCCCGACAACTGGCTAAAATCAGCCATCAGCCTCAACCCCCATATTCCCGGTATACGCACCCTCAGTAGCCTTCTGAGCCTGCAAAAGCGACTCAATGGTGAGGAGCGTATTCTTAGTCTGTTTCATCTTGTCCGCCGCCGCTTTCTCAGCGGCCTGCGCTTTCGCGTACTCTTCACTCAAACGCGCTGTACGGTCCACGCACTCCGTATGGGTTTTTTCGTCAGCTGCCAGAGTGGTTCGCAGAGACGCCAAAACTGTTTCGTAATTCATCCAAATACCCCTTTAGGATGCCGTGTTCGGGTCCATCGGCGCGAACCACGTAAAATCAAAAGTGAACGAAAAACCCTGGGTGATATTCAGAGAAGCCCCACCCATCGGTTTAATCTGCACTTGCCCATTCGTGGCCAGTTGAACCTGGATAGGTTGATCGCGGTAAACGCCGAGACCGAACAGGCGATATGGCGGGTACCATTCCGGCCCCATGATTGTTCCCACTACCGACCATTCGCGGATCGTGTAAGACTCCGCTGCACGTTGCACAGTAGCGTTCGCTTTGCACTCCCACCCGTCCGAGGTCGGCTGAACCAACATGCCGCCGCTGCCCGAGGTGAAAGACCAGCCAGGCATACCCCACAAGGCGATACGCTGGCCGCCAATAGGTGACCACACGTTCCAGGAGGCCCTAAACTCCTTGTTCTCGCGCCACACAATAGCCCGAGTACCCCACAACAACCGGTTAGGGTCAGGCAGGTCTACCTCACGGTCAACCTGGATCGTCGGAGTGATCTTCTGGTTCCGCATCGTCAGTTTCGCGTCCGTGAGAAGCTGATTCGGCTTCCGCACGATCTCCGCGATATGCAAGTAGTACTTCCCGCTGGTGAAGTCCAGATTCGTCCAAACCCCCAACTTCACAGGGGTTTCAGAGTTCGCCGGGTTGTACTGCAAAGCAATGTAGTACGTCGTCTCCGCCGTGACCGCAGGAACTTTCAGGGTGATCGGGGCATCCATCTTGTGGTAAAAACCTCGCAAGATTGCGTGGTTGAACCCCTTCAACGAGTCTGTCTCAACAGTCACGCTGTCGCCCGTGTTTGACAGTGTCACCCGGTACGGGTTGCCGCCTTCATCCAGGACACCGTCACCAATACCCAGCGTGACGGACTTCCACTGGTCATCCGTCAACGGTTTTTCAATAACGGGGAATGACTGCTCAGTCATTAGTTTGTCTCCATCCCTCTTTGCCTCTTGTCGAGGTCACGCACACGCCTAACCCAAGCCGGAGAATCGTTGTCCTGATCCTGGGTTTTACCAATAGTCAATTTCGTATTGCGGCCCTTGTCGTCCCAGGAAATCTCCGCCAGCTGGATCTGATCCGTATAATCGGCACCACCAAGGCGGGCAGTAACGATGTCGCCGATCAGATAATCGCGCCCAAACACCTTCGAGGTGCCGTTCTCATTCGGGCGTTCATTCGCCGTCAATGTGACAGCGGCAGACCCGGCCATGAGCTTAGTCTCTTTGGCCCCGGCCTTATCGAGGGCCGCCCGGTCCTCCGCGTCCGTCTGGTCCTTGAACGTCTCGGCCCGCCAACCCCACGTGTCCTCGGACGGGATCCTGTACTCGCCCAACAAGCGTTCTTTCAAGTCCCCCTTGCCGCCAAGGATGAACGCTGTCGTCTCCGGGGCCGTCAAGGATACCGTCCAGTCGCCCAACGTCCCGGTCTCTTGCCGGAAGACCATCGACCGGGTGCGATCCGTGACCGCCTCAACAGTGAAATGCAGCTTCCGGTCCTGCCCATACCTGCAAACCATTCTCACTTTGCCCAGGTCGCCCAACGTCGCCGCCTCATCAAGAACCGGCTTCAAACGGGACTTGACCTCGACACGGCCACCCGTGTCAGCCTCATCAACAACCAGCCCAAACCAGCGCCGCTCAGCCCGAGCGTTAGGCCCGAGGTTCCGCAGAACCATCGACCCGATCACCCGGCCCGCCGACCCGGAATCGGTATAATAATCGGCCACGTTTTGCTGGTCCGCCGCCCGATCAGGCGATGGGAACGTGATCCGTTGCGCCAAAGCCACAAGATCATCCACGCCGGAAAGGTTCAGGTTGAGAATCCCCTTCGACGTCATCGACCGTTCAATGGTGGTAATAAGGACCGAATACGCGCCAGCATCATGGTCCCGGATGAACAGGCGGCACCCCGGAACAATCCGAGATGCCGCCCTACCCTCACCCACAATCTGAGCCGTAAACGTCCCCTTAGCGTTGAGCTTCTGCACCACCGTGCAATTCACCCAATCCAAACGGCCACGAGGCACCAGGTCAGGCCCAATCAGCGTCATCTCCATAGAACCCCCTAGTAGCCCGTCAGGTATTGCGGCTTGTACGTCAGCTCCAACAACGACTTTTCATTGGCCCCGGTAAACGAGACTGTGACGGTGTTCGCCCCAGGGCTGAGCTGGAAGAAGTCGGAATCCAACGAAACCCGGTCCCACAACTGGCCGTCATGGTTCTCGGAGTCGTAAACATCCCCGGCAGCCGTATCGAACGTGATCCGGCGACCTGCCTCAATGTCACCCGTAAAATGAATCTTCTTCTCCCCGGCCTGAATCTTTAAATCAGTGCCAGGCCCGGTCACCGTGAACACCGGGTAGACCGGTTTGTCGCCCTTGACCTGGATCTCAAAGCGGCCAGCAATAGACGACGAATACAGGATCACCGGGAAGAACGGGGACGTCTCCGACAAGAACGGTTTCTTCCCCGGATCGAGCTGGAACAGCCTCGAAACCGGATCAGCGGACCAGAACGCGGACGGGGCTTTCAGGGTCACCCCGAAATGCTGGTAACAACCCCGGAAGTCCTCGCCATAGTCGCCGTCCAAACCATCGGAATAGACAGCATCAACCCACCGGATCTCGCTGTTTCGAGTCCGTGACTGGACACTGACCCTGACCGGCCCCTTGCCCGGGTCCAGGAGCGAGAACAATGCGTCACGGCGCTTGTCCACCTGCTCATACGAATCCCCGTAGACGAAGATCGGGAAGAACAGCTCCCGCTCAGTCAAGCGAGTGTGCCGAAGGAGGGCACCATGCCCCGATGGAATCGAACTGAACTCGTGTTCCACCGGGGCAATACCCAGACCCGTGACGCCCCGCTTGAGTAGGTACCCATCATCAGTGACGGAAAAGCCGAGACGAAGAGACTCCCCGCCTCGGCTGATCGTCACTGTGGGATCGAACTTAGGCATACAGGGTCTCCCTCTTCTTCTGCTCCTTCATGACTTCCCGTCCGACTTCCTCAGCCGAGTAGCCATGAATACCGCCGTTGATGACCATGCCCTGGCCCTTCGATGCACTGTTTTCCGCGATCGTGAACATCGCACGCCACTGCTCGGACGTGAGCACGTAGTCAGGCTTGTCGCGCTGGTGGTCGATGAACTGGACGCCCTTCTCGAGCTTCCCGCCACCGTCGAACAGCTTCGCCGGTTGCACGAGGCCACCACCGGAATATCCGTGCCCGTGACCGATAGCCCCGAGCATTCCTGACACGCCGTATCTCGCCTTCGCGTAACGCATACCGGCCACCAAGGACGCCAACGGGTTAAAACGGTCATTCGGCAAGGACGGGTCACGGTACGCGGCGAACGTCGCACCGATCACCTGCACAAGACCCTTAGCAATATCGCCGGACGCGTTGTTGACGTCTCCGATGTTGCCCTGGACCGCGTTCGGGTTACCGCCCGACTCAGTAGCAATCTGCCTAATCCACGCATTCACGTAATCATTAGACGTAGGCAGGCCGACACGTTTAAGCGCCTCAATGACCGTTGAACGCCACTGCTCAGCCGGCTTAGACGACTCACCGCCGCTATCGTTAGAGCCGCCGCCCCCGAACAGCTGGCTCAGCCAATCAATGATCCCATCAACGCTGGTTTGGCCTACACCAATACCGTCCTCGACGAAATCATTACCCTTAAACTTGCCACGTGCCAGGTCGCGCCCCTTGTTGAACACGCTATCCACAATCTTGCGGACAGCCTCAACAATCCAGGACGACCCGCCACCGCCGCCGCCAGGGTTCTCGTAGGTCTTAACGCCCTTGCCAGGCTCACCCCACAACTCCCGTAGCGCCTGATAGTCGCCCGAGTGCGGCCAGTCACCACCGGTCATCATGTGGTCCATGACCGAGCTGGAATCGCCGTTAGCAACGTGGTCCAGACCGAGCGCGTGGCCCATCTCGTGGACCAGAACGCCACGGACACGGTGAGCGGGAACAGCTGAGGAAACCTGAATCTGGTTCCCCGAGTAGAACCCCCAACCGCCCGAGTTGCCATTGATGAAGCTCGACACACCAGGGCCGCCGTTACCCATCTTCACATCAAGAGCAGAACGACCCATCCAGGCTCGCGCCGCCGACTCGGTATCAACACCACTAATGTTAGTGGCCTTGAAAACCATTTTGCCGGCCTTAGACGCCTCCGCCTGCATCGACCCCCACACGTTAGTGCCGGGACCGTGAGGCGGCACTGTACCCGCAGCAATACCGTTACCGCCCTTAGCGTACGCATTCTTGGGCGAATTGGGCAGGTCGCCCGTCGAGTTAATCGCATCCAGGTAACCGGGATAGCGTTGCTCGAACTTCTTACGCGAGGACTTCTTGATGACGTACTCGTCAGCGTGAACAATACCAGCCGGATCGTATTTACCGCCCGGACCAGTATAACCGCCCGTCGCCCAACCCTTAGGTTTAAGCTCGTCAATATCCTTACCGCCCCAAGCCTTCTTGACGGTGTTGTAGGCACCAACGAACGGATTAACGACCTCATCAACAACGAACTTAATTGGCTTCTTCACAGCATCACGGAGCTTATCCCACGCGTCGCGGATAAGATTAGCCGTGTTATCCCAAGCCTGGACAAGGTTGTTTTGGATGAAATTCATCATCGGGTTAAAGATACTATCCCGCAACCAAGTCCAGGTTGAACCGATAATACTACCGATCCAATCCCAGATCATTTTGATTTTAGTGCCAAGCCACTGAAAAGCTGGAATCAGGATATTATCAATAAACCATTTGATCGCGTCCCACGCGGGACGGATCATGACGTTCCAGGCCCACTGGATCGCGGCCACGATCCCATTCCACACCGCGACAATCACCGACCGGAGCCAGTTGAACACCGGTACGAGGATCGTGTTGATGAACGCGTTGATCGCGTTCCAGATCGGAAGGATGATCGTATTCCACGCCCATTGGATGACCGCGACGATCCCGTTCCACACAGCGGAAACTACAGCGCGGAGCCAATTGAACACCGGAACCAGAATCCCGTTGATGAACGCGTTGATCGCGTTCCACAACGGCAGAATCATCACGTTCCACGCCCAGGAAATCACCGCAACGATCCCGTTCCACACGGCAGATACCACGCCCCGGAGCCAATTGAAAACTGGAACGAGGATCGCGTTGATGAACCAGTTGATCGCATCCCAGGCCGGCTTGATGATCGAGTTCCACGCCCAAGTAATGACCGCAGCAATACCATTCCAGGCCGGGACAATGACGGACTGCCACAGCCACACGAACACCGGGCCGAGGACGTTCTGGATGATCCAGCCCAGGACCGTGAAGACGCCCTTGATGATCTCCCAGGCCGCCAGGATCACGAGGCCGATCCCCTGGAACACCGGGACGACTACGAAGTCCAGCAACCACTGGAACACAGGTCCAACAACGTTCTGGAGGATCTCGACGATGAAACCGAAGACCGGCTTGATGATGTTCTCCCACGCCCACGAGATCGCAGTACTAATCGCATCCCAGGCCGGTTTGATCGCGTTCTCCCACAACCAACTGAACACAGGCCCAACCACGTCGCGGACGAAGTTGCTGATGTCTGTAAAGATCGGCTTAAGGACGTTCTCCCACGCCCACTGTGCGATCTGAACGATCGCGTTCCACGCGGGGACAATGATCGACTGCCACAACCACGTGAAGACAGGACCCACGAAGTCCGTAATCATCCAGGCTATGGCCGTGAAGATCGGCTTCAAGATGCTGTCCCACGCCCACTGAGCGGCAGTGACGATCCCGTTCCACGCAGGGACGATCACGTTCTGCCACAACCAATTGAAGCCACGCCCAATCGCTTCAAGGCCAGTTTGGATAGCCGGCCACGCCGTGCCGGTCCACCACCCGACGAATACTGCTACGACGTCTTTGATGCCCTTGAACGCTGCATCAACAGCATCGTGGAACCAGCCGACCTTGTTGTACATCTGAATGAAACCAACGACCAGACCAGCGATAGCAGCAATAGCGACGCCAATCCATATCAGGATTCCGCCCGTCAGTACGTTGAAAATACCCACTGCCGCGTTGACGGCCATGATGCCGACAGCCATACCACCGAATGCAACGGCAGCCGCCGTAATCGCGACCGCGAGGACAATAGCTACGCCCTTGAATATCTCGGCAGACTTGGAACCAGAGTTCAGCCATTCGGCGAACTGTTTGATCGCAGGGGTAATAGTGTCCTTGAGGACGCCGGTAATAGCGTCCACGGCTTGAGTCATCGGGCCGACGAATGGCTTAATCAGCTCTGCCCCGAATGATGCGAAGGCGGTCTTCAAGATGCCGATTTTCGCGGGAAGGGTTTGGCCCATTTCCTTCGCCAAGTCGCCCGTGTTCTCGTTCACGGCCTTGACGAAATCCTCGTAGGAAATCTTGCCCTCAGAGCCGAGCTTCTTAACCTCATCGGTGGTCTTGCCCATCGACTTAGCAAGATAGCTATACACCGGAACGCCGCGCTGCATCAGCTGTAGAGCGTCGCCCGCGTAGAGCTGCCCAGATGCCTTGATCTGGGTCATGATTGTGCCAATATCGGTAGCCGACGCCCCGGATGCCGCCGCGAGGTTCGTCAACGCCTTCGTGGACGCGTCCAGCTCAGGGCCGAGCTTCACGCCCGACTGCATCAGCAGCGAGGCGTTCTTGGACGCATCCGACAGGGACACACTCGTGCCCGTAACAGCCTTATTGAGGCTGTCCATCAGCCCGGCCGTCTGCTTTGACGACAGGCCCAAATTCTTAAAGACGATGTCGGACTTCTGCAAGTCCATCAACCGGTTGAACCCGGAGGACAGGACAGCGCCAGCACCACCGAGACCAACAAGGCCACCGATCATAGCTGGCAGGCCCTTCATCTTCGCCATGATGCCATTTGTCATGGATTGACCGGCCTCAGCGCCGACCCGGCCAGCGATACCCGACAAACTGCTAAGGCTCCGAGAAACACCACTCGAGATAGCGGAACCGGCCTTAGAGAAACCACTAGTCAGGGCACTAGCCCCATTGGCCGCCGCACTACGGGCCGCGCCCACAGTGGCCCGGAAACCACCCGACAAAGCGTTACCGACCGTCGAAGCGGCACGGCCCGCGCCCGACGTGAAAGCGGCGAAATTCTCCGCCGCCGAACGGGAAGCAACCGTTTTGATCCCCGTGAAACCGCGAGACAGGCCACTACGCACAGCCTCGCCCGTGGACGACGCCGCACCCGTAAACGACGACACCATGCCGCCAGCCGTGGAAGCGATACTCGACCTCGCATTAGCCAGGCCGTTACGGAATCCACCCCACACGTTCGAGAACGCCGTAGACACGGCAGACCCGGCAGTCTTCGCCCCGGTCACGACCTGATTGAACGCGCCCGAGAAGTTCCCGGTAAAAACGTTCTTCAAGAACGACCCGACACCGGCGAACGTGGACTTCACCGCACCAGCGGCAACACTGGCCGCCGACTGGACACCACTAAACGCGGTAGATGCGGCAGACTTCGCCCCGCTGAACGCCGACCCGATCTTCTGGCCGATACCCGAGAACGCGGCACGGACCGCTCCCCCGGACTTCGTCGACGCCGTAGACAACTCGTCGAGAGCGGACTTCGACGCCTGGACCTCTTTCGCATACCCAGAAATCTGAGTAACCGCGTCCCGCGAGACCTGGGTGTACTTCTCCCGCGCTTTAATGAGGCGATTCTCAGCCGCGAGAATCTGAGAGTTCTTCGCGTTGCCCTTTTCCTTGACCTCGTTGAGCTTCGCCTCAGCGATCTCAACACCACGGGCCGCCGCTGACCGTCGACGGGATCCCCGTTCCGTGGCAGCAGCCAGCTTCTCTTCACCGGAAGTCAGCCGTTTCTGCAAGTCCTCGACAGTCGAGGTTGACGCAGCGTTCAAGCCCTTCTGGATGGACTTGCCCATTTTCTGCCCGGTGGTGGAGGCTTGAGACTCCGCTTGACCGAACATCTGCCCGATCTGCTTGCCCATCTGCTTCGTGGACACGTTCAGCGTCACGTAAGCGCTGGCAAGCTCCATCTTGGCGACCATTCTCAAACCTCCACTTAGGCATAAAAAAAGGACCGTCACGCTTTCGCGAAACGGCCCTCCAACCACTTCAAGTACTCGTCGGTGTCAGTGCCCTTATCCGGGGTGATCTTCCGTTGAGTGTTCTTCTTGTCCCACGGACGTTTCGCCGGTTTAGGGCGCATGCCCTTGCCACCGGCGCGCTGCCAGTTAGCCATGGCCGTGAGCTCCACCAGGGTCACCTGTTCGTTGTACCCCGGCACGTACCAGTGCCAGTCCTTCGGGTTCCGCGCCCGATGCAACGGCCCATCCATCGGCTCGGTCTCGACGGCGGAAATCATCTCGTCCCACCAGTCGCATTCCTCATCGGCCCTCGGCCACCGCAACCCGAACTCCATCAGTCGAGCCACTACAGCCGAGGGGTATTGGTCATACTCGGAGATCAGTCCGAAGATTTTGGGGCGTTAGCCAACTGCCCCTGTGTCCAATCAGTGATGAACTGTTCCAGCTCGCCCTCAATGTCGAGGGAATCGATCGCCTCGAGATAATCCGGGTCCACCTGAGCATCCTCGAGCCACTGGATCAGTTTGGAAACGTCCCCGTCCTGGATACGACGCATCACGCCCAGCGGAGGTGCGAACTTCGGAAGAACGAACTCGCCCTCGAAGTTCTCGTTGGTGAACTTCACCATCTCGTACCGCTTCGCGGCCTTGCGGACTACCTTCTTTTTGGCCTCAGCCATAACGACTCCTTAAAAGCAAAAAGCGACCCCTTGGATAAGTTCACCCATTGGTTGGGTCCGGCCCGTGCGCGGGGAGTCGCTGTCCACGCACGGGCCGGGATCTAGATACGGGTTTAGGATTTTGCCTTGCCCTCGAGGGCGGTCACACGAGCAACCAGGGCCTCCCACTGTTCTTTAGTGGGGAACCCGTCAGCGCCTTTAGCGCCGGTATCGCCCTTAGGGCCGGCATCGCCCTTGTCACCCTTCGGACCAGCCGCACCAGCTGCACCGGCATCACCCTTCGGGCCAGGGTCACCCTTCGGGCCGGCGTCGCCCTTGGGACCAGCCGGAACAGACGCGATACCATCCTCAATATGACTCAGGCGAGCCGCCGTGATAGGCGTGCCGCCCTCCTTGCCGTCCTTCCAGGACTGCTTAACATAAGCCATCATTTACCTCCATTACTCGGAAACGAATTAGCGCCGGGAAACGTGCTGTTCCCCGGCGTCAGCCTTCCCCCGACACATCACCGCTCGCCTCGAACGAAGTCCCGTCGGTCTTCTCGATGTACTCGTAGAAGCAAACACCGGTCTCGGGATCGACAAGCGCCTCGATAGTGACCTCGAAGCTATCCGCCTCAGCATCAACCAGAGTCCGGTCGCCCGAAACAGTCAGCTGCCCCTTCGGGATATAGAAACGACGGGCAGTATTCGTGCCGGGGTCCTTCGTCTCCACGGTGAACACCTGTTCAGGCGACAGGTCCGACGAGTGAGTGACGGTAATCTTCCCGCCCGAAACGTCGACGTTGTCATCGCCCAGAACAGCGCGCAGCGTCTTCGGGTTAGCCGTCGAGTAAAGGACCGCACCGAAGGTCGCCGAGAACTCCGACCGGACCTTACGAGCCTTGACGCCGCCCCACACGAAGATGTCCTCGTCGGAGGAATCGGTAGTCAGGGTCACCCCGTCTGACGAGACCAGACCCAAAAGGTCCTGCGTCTCAGGGAGCTTGCTCGTAGCATCCTCGGGGATGACAGAACCGATAGGCCCGCAGGTGATGCCGCCACCAACGTTCGACGGCTTGTTGACAATCACATCGGTGAAATCTTTATCAGCCAATTTGTGATCCTTTCCAGCCCGAAATTGGGCATAAAAAAGACCCCCACAACATGTGAGGGTCAGAGAAAATACTTATGTAGTTAGACAGACAGCGAATGCCCACGGAACGACAGGTTCACCGTCCACACATACGCCGGGATACGCCGATCAGCCTCCGGGGAGAACGTCGGTCGCGACAGCGCGCCACGGTAATAGACACCACCGGAACGGTACGGCCAGTCACGGATCAGGGCATCTACCAAAGTGGCCGTGTCAGCGGCTAACCCACGATCCCCCGACCTGACTTCGAACGTCAGCCGGGTATCGGAAAGCTGGTAAGCGTACTCACCTGCACCGCCGCCATCCTGGACAATGACAATGAGCTCGTCCGGGTCGTAATCCTTCCCATCCGGCTCACCGCCCTCCACGCGGCGCACATACGGCCTCAGATACCGGACAGCCGCCACAACAGGATCATCGAAAGCACTAACCACGGCCCGCATCCAATCCCCGAATCAGCGAATTACGCTTCCGGTTATCAGCCTTCGCCTTCCCCGTCGCCATGACCGACACGGCCCCACGAGGCCGCTCCAAAGTCAGGTCCGTGACCATGTACCCCATAGCCTCGCCCCCAGCGGACGCGGCCACACGTTGGGCACGGTTCATCAAGTCCTGCTTGATAGCCGGCGACTGCCTCAACTGGCGGAAGCCTTCTAGGTTCCACTTGATTCTCGGCTTACCCATCCGGCCTCCTAATCTCGATGATCTGCCCGAACATGCGCCGCGAAAATCGGCCCCACCAGACGCCACCGACACCCTCGGCCTCGTACTCGACACCGTCCACCAGGAACTTGTCCCGAGCGTCGTAATCGATGGGTTTATCGAGCACCAGTTGTGCGTCGAAGACGACTCGAGTAGTCAACCCATCACGAGGTTCCTCGCTCCGTGTCGGCGCGAAGCCCGCCGAGATAGGCACAGGTGCCGCCCACGAGTCTCGAGGCTTGTCGTAATCGTCCCTAGCGCCCTCGATGTATCTTTTCCACTGAACAACCGGGTAAGGCATTCACGCCTCCCACAATGGTTCGTCCAGCGTGAGGTCAGCACCACAGGAGCAATAGGTAGCCCCAAAAGCGAGCGAGCACCACAGCCGATGACTAGGGCACCAGCCCACGTCACCAGCTGGGATACTTAACGCTTTGGGTCGACCACCACCGCCGAGAGCCTTCAACTCTTGTTTAGTCAGGTAATAGTCCCCGTTAGGGTTAGACGCCGTCCACGACGCCGAAAACGGCCCCGCAGTCTCCGACATCTGCGACATGCCAACCTGACCGGCAGCAGAAGCCTGCATCGCCCTACGCACCACAGCACACACCACACGTCGACGTGTGCCCGCCGAAACCTCAACAGCAGACGGGCACACATCAAGAATGAACTGCGACGCATCCTCTAGATGGACCTCAGCGTACGACTCGCCCCCAGCCGGGAAATCCGGCCATCGGGCTTTCAACTCATCCACGGTCGCGAAAGGTATATCCACCATTCAGGACACCTCCCGCCTAGTTCGTGCCGGGATACAAATCACCGGGGAAAACATCAGCTCCCGGCGTCGTCATTTTCCCGGCGCAGCCGCCTTCTCCGCGACAAGAGCGAACTTCTCCTGGAAGACATACCAGCCGTAAACGATCTCCAAACGCAGCGCAATCTGGTTATGGCGCTTCAGGTCGCCCTGGCCGTCCGGGTCACCGTAACGGATCAGCTCGAGCGGAAGATTCCGCTGAATACCCCACCGAATACCGTTCTGGAAGTCACCGAGAATACCGCGAATACCAGTATCCTTCTTCGCCTCGGGCTGACCGGAAACCGTGTCGCCCTGAACAGTGTTGATCCCCAGGAAAGAGCTAATCCCCGTACCAAGACCCAGCTGCGGGTAGCGCTGATTACCCGACGGAGAACCATCAGCGTTCTTAGTCTGAAGCTCAGCAAGGTCCCACGTCAGACGCGGATCAATCGCAAAGCCGTTAACCGACACGGGCCGTTCGCGCTTAATCAGCTTGCCCGCCGCTTCGCGGATAACCTGATCGGCGTCCTTGCTACCCAGCTCAGCCTTCCCAGTGGTGCCACCGACATAATTATCCCAACCGGAAATGACCTCACCCGAAAGCGGGTTGATCCGGTGGTAAGCACCCAGGTCAAGGGCACGCGACAGGGCAGTAGAACCGGCCCCGCCAAGCTCCGAGAGGATATGAAGCTGATAATCCTCATCAGCCCACTGGACTTCCTCGTTGAACCGCATAGTGACCTGAGCCTTGCGAGGCTTGGCCTTCACGGAGGTGAAGCCGCCAGTGGTCGAGGACTTCGCCGCGCCCTCTTCCACGAACTCGGCCTTCGGGAAATCGTTGAAAATCATGTACTCGACTTCGCCGAACTTCTGGGCCTCCTGGCCCGAAAGCTGAGCGAGAGTCGAAGTCGTCTGCGCATCCTTAATCATGCCGTCCGCGATCTCGCGGGGCATCAGGATCTTAGACTCGTTAGTGCTGAAAACAGCCATAAGAAATCGTCCTTAGTCTTTATTGCCGAACAAGTTCTGAACGGCTTCACGTTTCGGGTCAGCCACTTTGACTTGACCCGTCTTGCCCTGCGCGCCCACCACCGGGCCACGCGGGAGGGAAGAAGCGAAAGCCTTCAAAGACTCCGCATGAGCTTCCATCTCTTCACGGGTCTCGCCACGGATCAGTTCCACTGGGACACCCGCGCTCGTAGCGACCTCACGCGCCCACCCAGCACGTTCCTCACGGGCCTGGAACTCGCTGACCTTTCCGGCCAGTTCCTCCTTCTCCGCCCGCAACCGCTCCAACTCGTCAGCAGCGGTCTTGTTCTCCTTGGCGCGGGACTCCCACTTGCGAGCCTCCGCTTTCCAATCAGTGCCCTCGGACTCGCCCTCAGCGTGCGCCTCCGAATCCTCGGACACCTCCGGTTCCTGAGCCTCCACCGATGCCTGGGCCTCAACCTGCTCCGGGACGTCCTGGGTAGCTTCGTCAGCCATTACTTACCTCCATGCCGTGCGGCAATAAAAAAGGACCCCCGTGCGGGAGTCCCAAACTTTCAATAGATTCGCAGGAGGCTACGCCGCCGCTTTCCGCATCAGCGCCGCCATCCTGTTTGTCAGTTCCTTAGACGAGACACGATCGTCGTTCTCGTCCACCCGGTAACTGTCCGTATGCCTGCTCTTGTCCCGGTCCATCCACACGTCCGTCTCCATCCGGACCCTGGACAGGATCTCATCTCGAGCATCGGCATAAGCCTTAAAATACTTTTCAGCCTGAGCGCCCAAGTCGACCTCGTTGCCCTCAGCAACCGCCACAGCCGAACACCGGCAATTGTCGTGGAACGTCTGGCCCAACTTCTGTGACCCGCGAGGACGGGTTTCCTTCGCTCCGCCCCGCCTCCGGTACTCGACGGACTGGCCACGGCCAACAACTCGTGTAGCCGACTCCCACGACGTATACGACCCGCCGCGAGACGCCAACATCGCACAAAACGCGCAACACCCCGGTGCCGGGACACGCTGATACCGCATGCCGCCCTGGACCGCCGCGTTCTCGACCATCGTGTCCGAAGCCGCCTCCGTCAACCGCCGAGTGAACCCACCCGACAACAACCCGAAAAGGACATCATTCGCGGACCGCTCCGCAAGGGTCTTCCCCGACGTCGACCAGCCGGCAAGGGCCTGCCACGACGCTCTGCTCACAGGGTCCAACTCAACCGGCGAGACCGGTTTGCGCACCCCCTGCATCTGCTGCAACTCGGAAAAGAACTCCGCCGTGACCTTCGACGCCGCCACCTCGTAGCGCTGACCCAGATCAGGCAACAACTCCGACAACGCCTCGTACTGCTCAGCCACCGGCAACCCGGTCAACGACGCCGCCAGGCGGTCCAAGTCAGAAACAGCAGCAGAACGCACCTGCCCCAGAAGGGCCGAATAGCCCGCGACAGCGTCATACGGAATCATCAGGCGTCACCGCCTCAGCCTCGCCCCCAACGGGCGGCGAACCGGACTCAGTGGCCTCAGCGGCCCGCTGAGACTGCCCAGCGGACTTCTCTGTCAGCTTCGACATCAGATCAGAAACCGCCGACTTCCGGTTATCAGCCTGAATCCGGGCAACCTCCCCCGAATCAAACAACCGCTCCAGAAGCACCGGGTAATTACTGATCGTCGGCATCATCGACGCGAGCTTCTGCACCGCATCAGCCTCAGCCGAGAGAGACCTAAACTCAGGATCAGCAAAAGCCACCGAAGCACGCCACATATCCGCCGGAGGCTGAGTAGTCCCATCACGAACCATCACCGCCAGCGAGGCAATATCCTTTGCCGCATAAGACAACGCCCCGCGATTCTGCAAACGGACATCGATCAGAAGATCATGCTCAGCTGCCCTAATCGCCTCAGCCGACGCGGGCTGATCGTGAATCACACCCAAGCTCGACGGCGGCAAACCAGTCTCACCCGCAAAAGCCATCGCAACCGTGCGCATCATGTCCGAATGCGGAACCATCGTCGCCTGCTGCAACTGCGTCAACGACGGCGCATCCCCGTCCTCATCCTTCGACAACGCAAGCACACGATCCATAGCCAACCGGAACTTATCATCCCGAGAAATACCACGATCACCGAACGCCTCAGAATCAACACCGAGAATCGCCAACTGAGGCGACGAATAAAACTCCGCGTTACCCTCCATGCGAGCCATAGTCCGCACCGCAATATCGTTCAAGACCATCACCGAATTAGTCAGCCGCGACCGACCCATCGGCGAAGTCATCTGAGGATCATTCGTCACCGGCACACACAACACACGCCCAGTCGGATTAGGCACAGACTCAGCCGACCACGACCCACCATCAAGCGAACAAGTCACGATCTCGTCAGGCAACCAGATCACAAACTCAGTCGGCTTGCCCTCCAAATCCGTATCCGTGATCGTCAACGCAGACCGCAAACGCCGATTCCGAGCATCCCACAACCCCGTAGCAGCCTCAGCGGAATACCCAATGATCTGCACCGGAGCCTCACCATCACGACCACGAGCGACAGTCACAAAAGAACAACCATGCTTATAAGCCGAATGGACAGCCTGCCCAAACTCCAACTCAAAACGGTTAGCGTCCAAAACCTCACCCAGCTCAAACGGATCATCCGAACCAGGCAACCGCAAACCATCAAACTGGGACCGCATCGCCGGTTTCTTCACCGCCTGAGACGCCCACCCCAACACATACCGTGTCTTGGACATCTTCGGCGGCAAAGCAATACCAATATCCTTAAACGCCTGCTCCGTATCGCAATACAGAGTGCGCTTATAATTCTTCTCCCACCTGGACCGCCAAGAATGAAGCAGATCCTTCATCTCACCGGCCACAGCCTCCGACAACCCCGAGACCCTCAGCCCCGAGATATCGTCCAGCGACCAATTCACAAAATCACCTGCTTCCTCCCCGGCTTACGCTTCGTAGTCCGCGCACCCCAAAACGCCAACGTCACAGCATCAACCAGACCAACCGAACCGCCCTCAGAACGAGCGGCCCAACCAAAACCACCCAAATTCCCAATCGGGCGGCGCTTCACATCTCTAATCTCATCGTTCAACGCGCCCTGACCACCATGAGCCAACGTGCCCTCAGTGATCGCCTGATCGAACATCGTGTGCGCCGCAATCGCCTCGTCAGCCTGCGGGACAACGATCACGCGTTTCCCCACACCTTCCTGCCGCAAGGCATCAACCAAAAAACCAACACCAGACCGCCCATCAACAACAATCTGCGCGACCTCAGACTTACGCTCAACCAAAAAATCCACGAGCCACTGTGTGCCCTCGCCCATCTGACGAGAAGCGATACCCTCCACGAAAGGAGAACCCTCCACCGGCTTCACACACGCGCCCAAAGCAACATGAGAACCATCAGCCGCGAACTTCACACCGAACACCCGGACACCATCGTCCGGGGCATCGGCCTTAAGCTCCTGCCACTGCGTGAAATTGAAAGCAGCAGAACCATTCGAGTGTTCGTTCCACACACCAAGACGCTCACGAGCGAACATCTCCGGCGACATCGACCCGAACTCATCCTCGACGGTCGAAAAGTTCAAGCGGATACCCAACGATGGGTTATTGGCAAACCAGTTCGCCCGATCAGAAGTATCAACACCGACCTCAGCCGACCACTCACACCACGCAACACGGGGAGCCTCCTGATGGCCCGCCTCACGCAACCGGGTAAACACCGTCCCATCAGTCCCCGGCCCCGGAGGCGTACCAAGAAGAATCTGCAACGGGTCACCAGAAGGAGCTGACGAAATCGTAGGCAACAACGCCGCCTGCGCCTCATCCCCATACTCCTGCGCCTCATCACAAATCAGCACATCAGCCGTGAACCCACGACCAGACGACTTCGACCGTGCAATGAACTCAACCGAACCGCCCTCGCACTTGCACCCATCGTTACCAAGATCCCGACACCCCGGAGCGTGGAGGAAAATCGCTTCCTGCCCGTTCGTCTTACGCGGGGTGCCCTTCACCATCTCCCGAAGCTCGGGAAACTCGCGATCATTCTCGAAAAACGACAAGATCCGCAAAAACCCTTTGCGCGCAGTCTTCACCTCATGCGCCGTATGCAAGATCCGCAACCCCAGAATGGTCATGAAATACAGCTCGACCATTTCAACCAGACCATTTTTCCCGTTCTGACGAGGAACGGCGATACCCCACCGGCCAGCGGCCCACCGATCAGACCCATCCCGACCCATCCACGCCTCGAGAACATTCCGCTGCCACGGATCAGGCATCAAACCATAATGAGACGCCAACTCCGCGCAATCCTCAGCCTCAGACCAATCAGCCACCGGAGACAAACACACACGCGGCACCTGAGTACCCTGAACCGCAAGCATCAAGCCCCCTTACGAGCCGCCAACCGCTGAGCACGCTTAGCACCAATATCCGTCACGCCCGTACCCTTCGGCGGGCCAGCAGACTTCTCCGCCTCAGCCTCCAACTCCGCCACCTGCTGCAACACCTCCATGTGCCGCGACGACAACGAAGCCAAATCACGATTCGACTCACAATCATCAATCTGCCGACCCAACTTGTCCCGCAGAGCCTTCAACCCATCCAGACGCGACTTCCGCGAACCAGTGAAAACAAGCATCGAACGCTCCGCCATAACCGCCTCCTTCAAGAAACAAACCGTGCGGCCCTCACCCGCACCTCGTCATCAGAAAAAACACCATTCCCACGAATCGTGTTGCACACCGCATGAACCATCCGAAGGTTCGCTTCCGAATGATCCGGCAACAACATCGAAGACTGAGGGACAATATGATCCAACGACGGAGCCAACCGATCGTAGGGGTCATAATCCCGCGAGATCAGACCACCGCAGATCTGACAAACCCACCCATCACGCTCATAAACAGCACGACGAACACGATGCGGAATGTCATACCCATAACGCGCCTGCGGCCAATAACCATGAGTCTCCTTGAACTTCCGCCGGGATACCGAAGCCGGACCAATACCATGTTTAGCCTTGACCTGCTGCGCATAATCGCGCATGGAATCAGACTTCGCCTCACGACAGCCATCACAACGGCAGCCGTACTTGTACATCGATATTGAACCGTGACTCACGAAGCCATTCCGTGCATGAGTCCGCGTATACCCAGAAGGTTCTACGCCTCGGCACGGGTTGCATACAGACTTGGGGTTCAGATTTCCCTGCATGGCTTTCCCGCATACCGAGCACCGGTTCTTCCGCTTGCTCGGCTTCCCCTTGTCCTTGCAAGACGACGAGCAATACTTATTGCTATTGGTCCGACGTTCGAACTTCTCACCACAAACGGGGCATGCGATAATAGGCACGTTGAACTCCTTCTCAGTTCAGCCGAGGCCCCGGACGGTTACCGCCGTCGCGGGGCATTTTTGATATAAAAAATCCCCACCCTCAACCCGCAAGAACATGCGGGGAGAGTAGGGAAAACTAATTAGGCCCTGTGGTCCTGAAAAGCCCGGGGGGACAGCTCAATGCCCGGGAGGGGCGTTATCCACAGGGTGGGACCCCCTACCCCCTGGGGTGTGGATAACTTTGGGGCCTGGGTGGGGTCGTTTGGTGGGCGTGTTTTCTGCCCGTCCCCGGATGGTGTTGTTTGGGGTTACCAGTTGAACGACGTTTTGGGGGTCTTCGGTTGGAACGTTTTCATGGCTTGGTTGCGGCGTTGTTTGGCGTTGCCGTGTTTGCCGCCGAGTCGTCGGTTGCAGGTGCGACAGATGACTCTGGTGTTGTTGATGTCGTCGAGGCCGCCTTGAGCGTGAGGGATGATGTGGTCGACTTCGGGTGAGTTCGGTAGTCCTTGGTGTTCGTAGTCGAGCCATGTGCGGCAGAGTGGACAGTTCGTTATGCCTTGTGCTGTTGCTTGGGTGATGGCTGCTGTCCTGATTTGTTTCCATGTCCACGTTGATGTTCGTGACATGGTGTCCGCCTTTAGTCTTCGAAGGTGTATGCGTGTTGGCCGTCGATGATGATGGAGTGGAGGGCGAGGTGGAAGAGGTCGGGGTGTTTGCCTTTGGTGGGTTCGCCCATGATCATGATCTCGACGCGGTGTTGTTTGAGGTAGTCGTTGGTGAGTGGTGTGTTGCCGATGCGTAGGCCGTTGGCGAAGAGGCCGGCTTGTGTTGTACCGGGCGGGAGTTGTAGCGCTCCGAGTAGTTCACCCATTGCCCCTACCTTCTAACTCTCCGTACCGTGCCACACACCTGGCATTGCCGCCATAGCGGGTAGGGCGTGAACCCCCACGAATGCGCGCCGACCTCACATAGCAGCTGTTGTAGCCGGTTCATCGCGTCATGCTCCTAGCCTTCGCCCCGACATTCGGGCCTCAACACGTACTCGCCCTCATGGATCATGGGCTGGCGGTCTCTGCCGCCACCTATCTTGCCGTTCACGTAGATATCTTCGCTCACGTGCATCTCCTTCATGGTGTTTGCCCCCTTGCCGTGGTGACGGGCGTCCTGTCTTCCGAACAAATGACTAACGTCGTCCCACCTGCCACACACGGCAAGGAAGTTCATGGCCCGGCTAGCCGTTGAGCTGTCAATGGCAGGCACTCTTCGGTGCGCCTTTTCGCCGGGCCTCGTGCGACGGGTGGGATTTGAACACCACGTGGGAACTATTGAAGTTCTCCCCTGATCTCGCGTGCCCCAACAAAACACGCTTTCCGTCGCTTCTACACGGGACTCTGCTGTGCAGGTCTCCCGTGGTGGTCGGCTTACCCGTTGTGCGGTGCGACCTAACCATCCCTCGATAACCCGCGAAGGTACGGGATTCTTGTGTACGGATTCGCCCACATTGCCCTACTTTATTGTTGAGTGTAGTTGACAATGGGGTGTTGGACCGTTAAACTAGAAGTACCCCGGAAGGTCCGGGGGACTCCGGAACAAACGGGGTACGACAGGAAGGGAGCGGCAATGACGATAATCGTTATGCTTTCCGCAACCCTCCTGATCCTCAAGATAGCAAGAGAAGTCGTCGGACTGATCCGGGACATTCTCGATCGCGAGGAGTAAGGAACTGGGGAGTCGAGCCACCACTCGGCTCCCTGGTCCTTCCAATCATGAAGGAGCCAACCATGAAAAACAAGACCACCGCTATAGCGTTCGGCGCGGTCATGACCGCACTGTCCTACGCAACCCACCAGCCCGTGTGGCTGACCGTCACCATAGCGGCACTGACCGTCGTATTGGCCGGTGTCACCATCACTCGGGCGGTGATCCACCGTGACCGCTGAAACGACTCTCGAGGCCGTGTCTCAAGCCCGTCAGGAACGGGACGATGCCGACCACAAGTTCCGGCTGTCATTGGTCGCCGCTGTCGATCAGGGCATCCCGCTATCTCGGATCGCACTCGTCGCCGGGATGAGTCGCCAGGGTGTGTGGAGGGCCGTTCAGAAAGCCAGAGGCTAATCTGAGCATTCGTTGGTGAGGTAGCGGGACGGGGTGATGAACCCGTCGTCCTCCGCCTCCGTCATGCGGGCGATGTGCTCGTCCAGGGTGACGGTGTCGTCTTCGAGGGCGGCGAGGGTCGCCCCGGCGTCGGTGCTGAGTGCGTCAATGTGATCCGGTGTCATCGTCGGCTCCTGTCTGCTCTGGCGGCGGCCTGATCCCCTGTAGGGTCTGCGTAGTCGATGCTGGGCCGGTGCTTGGTCCGGTTCTCGGTCATGCCTTCCTGAATGATCTGGAGCATGTCCCTATCCGTCATGGACCGGCCTGGGTCTCCGTCTGGGAGTTGGTTGCGGTAGAGGATCGCTTGACTCATCGCGTCGAGTGCGTCCATGTATTCACCGCCTTAACGCAGAATGGCCCCGCCTACGTGATGTAGACGGGGCCTCTCTGGCAACCCATGACCAACAAGAAAAGCCCCCACATTGTGGAGGCTTGAAAGGAACACCCAGCCTATAATTGGGCACACCAAAAACAGGTGTCCTCAGTGTATCACACTGGACTGACGTTCCTAGCGAGTTCCCTCACCGCGTCCAGTCCTTCCCATTCGGCCAGGCATTGAGCGCACGATGCGTAAGCATGCCCTTCCACTCGTGTCACGGCAGCTTTTTTGATGATCTCCCCATCGTCTTCGACCACGATCTCGCTTTCCCCGCATTCGGGGCATCTGCCGATCACTTCCGCGTGAGACTCGTCCAGGGCGCGGATCTGGCGGTTCCATTTGGATATCCATGCGAAGCACTCGCTTTCGTCTGGGGACCCTTCGACGGATCGTGCCCAATCTTGAATCCTCTCCGGCAAGGGTGTCCGGGATACTGCGCGGATGCCGAATCCTCGCCAGTGATTGTTGGTCACGGTGGCGATGTCTTCCCAGAGGTTGAGGGCGTTGAAGGAGATAACTCCTTTTGGGCCGCTGGCTCCTGCCCCGGTTCCTCGATTTGCGGTGAAGGCTTCCTTAAGCTGTGTAAGCAGGGCGTATTCTTCAACGAGGTTGAAGGTCTTCCCCGTCTTGTCTGGGTTTACTTTGTGGTCTTCGGTCAGCACGTGCACTGCTTCGGATAGTGCAGTCATGGTGTCTCCTGTCCCTCGTTGATAAGCCCCGAGTCCTTCGCCCGGCGAATCCATCCTGACGCCGTGGCCCTCGGAAGCGGGTCAAGCGCCCCATTGGCCGAGAAAACCCTCTGGACCGTCTTGCTCTCTGGTATTCCAAGTGCCGCCGCAAGGTTGTACGCGTCAGCGGCAATTTGGATAGTTTCTAGGCTCGAAGGCCCTCTTGACCGGAGGTTCGCAGCTTCGGCTACGCCAAGGGTCAGCGCATGGGGAACTTCGAGAGTGTTATCGACCGGGTTAACGACCCGTACTCGAGTCAGTGCGATGTCCTCCCAGCGTCCGAGGGGATTTGCCTCTCGCCAGTCTGTAGAGCTGATTCGGCTACCGTCTGTCGAGATAAGTTCAATGCCGGTTATAACGATGTGCCCGCTCTCGTCCTTTTCCGTGTTGTATCGGATGGCTCGTCCCTGGCTCACCGGTTCTTCGCATGGATTGGGAAGATGCAGAGCTTCTATCGACTTCATGTTGTCTCCTTGTGTTCGGTGATCCAGGCGTTGAGTTCGTCCCAGGTGTCGAACGCGGCGCTCGCTCCGCATTCGCATTCCCCGGCGTGTCGACCGGCACCGGGCCATTGCGCCCATTCGTTGACGTGATGTGTCATTCGATGCTCCTTACTACGATGCGCAAGCCCGGGTTGTCCTTGTCCTTGCCGCCGTGGTGGAGGAACGGGCCTGAGACATGTTTGTAGTCGTCGTCTTCAACTAGGCCTGCGTCTACGAGGCCGTCAACGCAGGCTTTCGCGGTCGGGTACCGGTTGCCAGGGTCGTACCTGCGGTTCGTCGCCATGTGGACGTAGATGTCGATCCAGGCGTGTTCCATGAGAGCTGGTGACCCGGACTTGATAGCGAGACGGCAGGTCTCTTCTCGCCATGCTTTGGTGCGTTGGCTGATTGCCCGACGTGCGCCGATGCTGGTCGTGTGCTCGTTGGCGCTGATCCACTTCTTGGAGCCGAGCGGAACGAACAATTCGTAGATCATGCGTTCTCCTTGTTAGTCCGGTTATCCGGTTGTGGCCTTGTGGTGTGCCCGCACGCCGTGGTGACGTGCGGGCACGAAAAAGGCACCCCCGAGGAGTGCCTGCTTATCAGTTGTGGTTATGCTGCTTGGTCTTCAAGACCGGATCGTTTTAGTAGTTGTCTAGCGGCTTTTCTCCGCGCCCACTCTTGAGCACATTCTCGACAGTGTTTCGCGCCGGATGGGTACCTTAAAACAATGTGCCCACGGGAGCAACGCTCATCCGTGGGCACTGGCTTCTGCTGATGGAACCCGCCTCCGCCTCGTGCATTTTTCACGTTGGTCATGAGTTGGAGGTGGTCCGGGTTGACGCATCTTCGATTACGACATCGGTGGTCGATGGTCATTCCCGGTGGGATTTGGCCGTGGAAATGTACCCATGAGGCGCGGTGGGCTGTCACCACTTGGCGATAGCCACCGTCCTGCCACCCGATCTGTGCATAACCGTGAGAGGCCACCGAGTAGGTGCTTTCCCAGCATCCTTCCTCGGTGACATCGATGCGTGTAGCTGCTCTTTCGGCAACACGTTCCGGTATCAGTATTGGATTTTGCGGCATCCGCGACTTGCGGGGGTCAGAACGGAACATTCGCATCGTCCTGCCCGTTGCCCCAGTCGGCGGCCTGCTGCTTTCCTCCGCTCCATGGGTCGACCGGCTGCCCCTGCACGGGCCGCTGAGGCTGGTTCTGAGCGTTCCCCCAGCCCTGCCCCTGTGGAGCGTTCTGGGTGGAACCCTGGCCGCCCTGTGATCGCTGATTCCGCGTCACCTGCGCAGTAGCGAACTTCAGCGCCGGGCCGATCTCCTGCACGTCCAATTCGATCGAAGACCGCCTGTTGCCTTCCTTGTCCTCGAAGGACCGTTGGCGCAGCTCCCCCGTGGCGATAACTCGCATACCCTTATCGAGGGATTCGGCCACGTTCTCGGCGGTCTCCCGCCAAACCGAGCACCGCAAGAACAGTGCTTCCTGCTCCTTGAACTCGTTGGCCTGCTTGTCGAACTTGCGCGGTGTCGATGCGATGGTGAAGTTGGCTACTGCCGCGCCGTTCGGGGTGAACCGGAGGTCCGGTGCGGCGGTCAAGTTGCCTACTACAGTGATGGTCGTTTCGTTCGCCATGTTTACTTGTTCTCCTGATCTTTCTGCCCGGCTTGGGATTTGGTGGTGTTGACGGTGTTCTTTTCGAGGTAGGCCTCGACGGCTTCCCAGGAGTAGAGGATCTTGCGACCGAACTTGGTGTAAGGAAGGCCTACGCCGTGGTAGCGATCGTTGGCGAGCTTGGCTTCGGTGGTGAGTAGGTACTCAGCGATCTCCTGCGGAGAGGCATACTTTTGGTTTTGCATCATGACTTCCTTTTGGGCATAAAAAATGCCGCCCGGTGGGACGGCTTATCTTCTTCGGTGCAGAGCTCTGGGTACCCGGCCCGACAGGGCAAACAGTCTTCCCAAAATTCTGCGGGTAGTGGGTCGTGTGGCACTACGGGGTGTTTTCCTCCTTGGAGTCTGTATTCGGCTGGTTTGTCGGGGTCACGGGCCGTCTCGTAGATGAGCAGGGCCAGGATGGTCAGTCCTGCTGGGATGAGGACGGCTACGGCGATGGACAGTAGGCCGATGTGGATAGCGAGTCCTACGAGGCTCATTCGTGGCCCCCTAGCGCGGCTTCGAGGGCGGCGCGGGCCATGTCGATGTATTGATCCCGGAACTCTTCGTCCCGTGTTCCGGTAAGGTTGCCGCCGAGTTCTTCGTTGGTGGGCCATTCGTCCACTTCTGCGATCGCCAGAGCGGCCCGCTCGATCATTTCATCGGTGATGGTCAGCCGGTCGCGGAGTTCTTCGAGCTGGAATGTTGCCCATAAGTCGGACGTCACCGCCTCCATCCAGGCGGCCTGTAACCGCTCGATCCTTTCGACAAGTGCGAGTGTGGTGGTCGGGTCCATACCCTCGATGAACGCCTTGTCCTCATCAGACATTTCAAATTCGGCGTCGCCGCTCGGGTCCATCGTCCAGACGTCGACCACCACGTCGTATTCGTCTTTGTCCGGGGTGAAGTTGTCGATAAAGTTCGCCCCGACTCGCCACGGTCCGGGGGTTGCCGCTCGTGCGCGGGCTTTGATTGCTTCGAGGTCCATGTCAGTCATTTCATGGCCTCCATTCGCTTTAGCGCTTCGTCGTAGGTCATGCCGGTTACGGCGCAAATTCTCAAGGCTGATTCCATGCGCTTAATCTGTTCCTCTAGATTCCGATTTTTGGTGTCTGCCTCGACCCGGTCGAGTAGTGCTGTTGCGAGTTGAACGCAGATAACTAGGATCATTCCGGCGGTGAGTGCGCCGACCGCGCTTACGATGGTGGACCAGTCGCTCATTTCGTGTCGTCCTTCCCGTCTCCGCACCAAATAGCCTTAGCTTCCGTGTTCGCGTGTCCCGCGCCGTCATGGTTTGCGGGCAGGTCGCACCTGTAATGTTCACCGGCGATATTCAGCGCGCCTTGGCACTGCTTCTCTGCTTGTTTCATTACCAGTCCACGCCTTCGCTGATCCAAAAATCGTTCGTCTCGTGCCGCGTCTCGTCCTGCGGGACCGGCATGTAGTCATCCGGGTACTTCGCCACGCCGACCACCTCCTACTCGGTTTGGTTACTCATTCGTTCCGCCATGCGGTGAAGAGAGCCGGCCCCTGCTGGACCGGCTCGTAAAAGTATTTGACGTCGTCGTCGAACATGACCGACTCGCCGTCGTTGAACGGGCCAGGGTGCAACCGCCACAGGTCGCCGTCGTCCCACACGTACACGGCACCGTCATCCCCGGTAGCTTTCTTGCCCGGGTTCCGCGCCAAATCAGCAAGCGACAGGCTCATGCCATCACCCTGCCCACCGTGCTCGGGACACACGTCCTCAGCCAATACGCGAGATCGTCGCGGATGACATCGATAGTGGGACGGTACCCCGTCGTCACAGGCTCGTCCTTGGCCCTCGCTTTGTTCTCGCACTCCCGGCACAGAGCCGAACCGCTCGCACGAAAATGCCCACACTCCGGGCACACCTGGCACGAAGGGTCAAACCTCTTACTCGGTCCCAACTTCCGGTCATTCGGACGCCGACGCCCGTTACGCCGGAAATAGTTCTCACACGTGGAACACCAGTTCGGGGAATTGAACGTCACCTGCAACGCCGACCGGCCACAATCAGGGCAAACAATGTCCTCCGGTTTCATGCCGCTGCCCTCTGGATGATCGCCATGTTCTTGAGCATGCCGTTCTCGGCGGCCAATTCCGCGATTCTCGCTTGGTAGGACCTTCGCATTTTCTCGAACCAGTCAGCGCTCAGGGTCGGGGCATCCTGCGCTTCGTTAGCTTTCTTGAGCTTCACGGTGAGGTCATCGATCGTGACGCGTTGAGTCTCGACAACGGTCTTGAGCCTCTGAATTTCGTGTCTCATGGTCTCGTTCTCGGCTTTGTATCGTGTGGCTCGTCTGTGTGCTGAGTTTCGGTCCCTGACGGCTTGTCGGAGTTGTTCGCGCAGTTCGGTGAATGATTCGGTGTCTTTGTCGAGGGTCCGTTGCCCCCGGTACTGGTACATGGTGTGTTTTCTCCTAGGTACGAAAAAAGCCCCTGTGAGGGGCTAGAAATATGCTGGGTAGGTGTTGGGTCGTCAGAAGCGTCCGAGGTCGTCCAGTGCCGTCGTGCGCCCGTCACGGGCGGTCGTGGGTCGGTCCGCTGCGGTCCACCCGTCGCCGTCGTGCTCGACGTCGTGGGTCTCGCACCACCGCACACGGGCTTCCATCCTGATCCGCTGGAACTCAGGATCATTCAGATGAGAGCGGAGAGCTTTCTCGAAGCCCGGCCCCTGTTCCTTCGGACCCTCCAACGCACGCTGTCGTGCTTCACGACGCTCAACCTCGGACATCGCCAATCGGCGAATCTCGGACGGTGCGGGCTTCTCCCCCGACCGGGCGAAGTAATCCAGCATCACGTCCTTGAGCACCATGTTGTCGAACGTCCCGACAGCTCGGCCCCAGACCTCCACGTTCACCGGCGACGTCTCGACCCTCGGGTCGTGCTGATTTACCCACGCCAAGAATCCGTGAACATCTTCCGGCGTCATAGTCACCTTCCTATAGAAAAGACCCCGTCATTGGACGGGGCCTTGTACTGCTCATTCTGTTTTGCCGCGTGTTCGAGGCGTTTCTGCCAACCTGGCTTGTACTCTTGCCGGGATTTGTCCACGCGGGCGTTGAGCATCCAGTTCTCCCAGGTTCGTCCCCAGTCCTTCTTTGAGGCGTCCTTGCCGGTCTTGGCGATCCAGTAGTTCATGAACTTGGTGTGCTCGAGGTTCAGGTCGATGTCCGGGCGCATCTGTTTGATCTTGTCGATGTGCTTCTGGTCTGGCATCCACCCGTCGACCATTCGTGACCCTTTGGAGGGAGCCGACTTGTCGGCGTCTCTCTCTGGGGTAGATACGTAAGTATCTTGGGGTATTGGGGTAGGGTGACACAGCTCTGTCGTAGCGACGGGCTCATTTTGTCGTAGCGAAGAACCTCTACTGTCGTATACGTCATTTTGACGTACGTCGGTACTGTCGTAGCGAGAGAGGCCGGGAAGAGCGTAAATATTCGTGTGATACTTCCCGTGCGTACCCTCGATAACCAACTCACCAGATTCCAGGAGCAATGCAATATGCCGCTGCACTGACCTGCTCGACAACCGGCACATCTCCCCAATTGTTTTAGCCGACTGGCACGATCTCCCGCCTTGCTTGTTCGCTCCGTCAGCGATTGCCAACAGCACGAGGCGGGCGTTGCCCTCGGCCTGGGAATGGTCCCAAACCCATGATGTGGCTTGTACGCTCACCGTTTCCTCCTTTCATTTCTTCGATGTCAGGTGCCAGCCCCCGCAGGACGGGCACCGATACACACGGGCCTCGTCTCGGCTGGAGTTGCGGCGTGCTGGGCTGCGTGTTTTCGCCAAAGCCATACGCGCCGCCAGCTCGTCCCGGTACCGGACTTTTTTCTTGTTCGTCTTGGTGTTCCGGCAGCTCATGCGACCTCCACCAGCCCCTCGAGGTAGGAGATGACCTGTCCTCCGATCCACTCCGTGTAAGCCGGTGGAACCACCTGGGACATCTCGTGCTTGGTCGTCCAATCAACGCCGAGCAGACGGCGGCATACGTCCGTGTGTGGGACATATCCGCCCCGTCTGGATGGTGAATCGCGATGCTTCGGCGTCCACCCGCCACCGGCCCCGTACACTGAGGCGGTCAGCACGGATTTGTCGTGGCTGCATCCGCCTTTACGCGCCAGGGGGATGTTCGACTCGAACAACCGGTGCCGGATCAGCTTCAAAGGAACCCCGTCCACGTCCTCGGTCCGTAAATCAAATTCGGTCCCGCACAGGACTGTCGGGTCCGTCAGTGGCGACCGGGGAACGTTCTCGATCACGTATGGTCTGCCCGTCGCCTGCAATGCTTCTCTGGTCGGGCCGATGAGATCCGGGTGTGTGTTGGTGTGCAGGGACTTCGTGGCGCTGAATGCTTGGCAGGGCGGTGATGCGTGGATCGAGTCGAACTCGTGCCCGTGGGCGGCGACAAATTCCAGGGCATCGGCCACGTGATGCTCGAACGGGTAACGCGGCTGCGGGTTGATGTCCACGCCGACGACCTCTAGCCCTGCCCGGTGGTATCCGACAGCGGCGCCACCAGCGCATGAGAAGAGGTCTAGGATTCGGTATTTCATGGTCTTCCTTCATTGGGTATGGGAAAGGCCCGCCGAAGCGGGCCTTCAAAAAGCGGGTTCGTCGAGTCGTCGCTGACCATCTGGATCGAGCAACCACTGCCGGGAATCACCGTGATAGAACACCGGCTCATGCGCCGGGTACACCCGCCGGTTCCGTGGCAGCTTCCACCCACGACGTCGTCCGAGCTCCGCGTAGTCGGCGTCCTGCTCGAGGCGGGCATTGCACCCGGCACAAAGGACGATCAGGCACTCGTAACCATCGAACAGCTTGCTCCCGCCCATGCCCCGGTTGATGCGATGTTGCAGCGTCAGCTCCGACTGCACCCCGCAGGCCACGCACGCCCACCCGTCACGGTCGAATACTTTGAGTCGTTTGGTCTTGGCGATCACGCGTCACCTCCGTGTTGGGAATAAAGTTTGTTTGCTTCGCGCTCGTCGACGCGGTCAGACCTGAGCGAGTCCGCTTTCGCCCTGCACCAGAAGAGTTTCTGCCGGTAAGCCTCAACCTCCCCGGCTTTCGCTTCCTTCTTCAACCGCAGGGTCATTACCGGGTCGTCGGCATCGGCCAAGGTTTCCGCCCCGGCCTGGGACAGTTTCGGGTCGGCGTCCTTGGCCCGGATGATGAACTTCGCCCGCTCCTTCCTGTACGTGTTCTCAGCCTCAGCTTGGGCGTTGATCGTGGACCGGTACGCCTGGGCGATCTTGTCCCACTCCAACAAATGCCGGTTGATGTCGGTCTGGATCACTTCGTCCGCTCCTTCCGGTACAACTGGCCCACACCGTCGAGGATCTCCGTGTCCAGCAACTCCGCGATCTCGCCCGGCGTGGTCCGGTACGCGGGGCACGCCGCGACCTCGTCCAGGGCATGAAAAAAGGCGGGGCCATAACGGCCTTCCGCCCTCTTGAACAACCGGACCAACTCAGCTTTCAGCTGTGGGTTCAATGCCCAGCACCTCCCCTGTCAGACCGCCCAGGCGGCCCTCACGGTTGAGCAACGCCAGTTTCTCCGCGATGTCCTTCGCCGGAGTGAACCGCACATAGGAGCCGCCCGTGTTGTCCCACTCGATCCCGGGAATGACCTCACCCTCGCTGGTGATCGCCGCGTTCTGGTGCTTGACCGTCCGCAACAGCTCATCCACCCCCGACTTGTCCAAGGCCTTCTGAGTCACCACCAGATCCGGCATGTTCGTTTCCGCCCACTCCATCAGGGCGTCACAGTCGGTGACCTTCCACGCCGGACGAGGCTCCGTCCTAGTGGCCTTACCCAACGGCAGCTCTTGCCCATCCAAGTCATACCGGGCAGAGACCGAATCACCCGGGTTGAGCTCACGCATGAGATCACCCTTGTGATCGTCCAGATACTTCTTCAATTCACGTTGCATGTAGTACGCCACCAACACGGCAGGCATGTTCTGGTCCATTACTTCCCCCTCATTGTCGCGAGTCGTTTCCTCAACTCGTCCAAAGCCCATTCAGGCCAGCGGCCCTTGGCCCACGTCCCGAGCGACTGGACCGCGTCCGGGCCTTGCGCGGTCGCCTGTTCGATCCGGGACCGGATCTCGTCTTCCGGGTGCACTGATTCCTCGTGGTTTTCGGCGTCCGGGTCCGTATCATCGGTCGGCAGACACAACGCCTGAAGCAAGCACGTACGGAACGCAACTGACATGGCCTTAGCCGTGCCCTTGTCTTGCATGTCCATAGCCTCGCCTGGGACAACCGCTGACAATTGGTCCCCAGCCGGACCTGTGAACGTGTACTTGACCGTGACTTTCGTGATGTAGTTGATCGCACCGTTCTTCGTCTGTGCCACATCCACGGACTTTTCCAGTACCTCGGGCATCACGATCACACCGTGCTTCCGCAGCTTCGGTCCTACCGCGTTGACCACGGCGTCGACGCCACGGAACATGAACCGCTGGTGCGTATTCTGGTCACCCTTACGCACCGCCCGGACGTCCTCCATGACATCGGCCAGTGCCTCGTGAATCTTCTTCGGATCACTCATGCGGCGTCCCCTTTCCTTCTCCAACGACCAGCCAGATAACCGGCCTCGAGCCCCTGCTTGATTTCCTCAGTGGTCATCCGGTCGGACCCACGGTCGCCATACTTCGACGGCCTGTTCCTTCGTTCCGAGGACTCGACAGGCCGTCCCTGCATCGTGTTCCGACGTGCTGCTCTATACGCTCCGGTGTCCACGACGGCCCCCAATCAGGCATGAAAAAAGCCCCGGAAGTTTCTTCCAGGGCTTCGTGTCCAACCAGAACCAGCCGGCCAATAGCACCCAACCGGCAAGGAAAATCAGTAGATCAATCATTTGTTCCTCCCAAACCTGTTCACGGCTGTCAGGCAAGCCACCGTCAGTTCCTCGAGTTGTTCCCGTGTCAGTCGCCATGCCAGGCCACCGTCGAACGGGTCCACCAGATACGTTCCTGTCTTCTCGTCTCGCTCGATCGCTCTCATCGGTTGTCCCTTTCTTCCCTCAACTGCTCTCCCCAACCCTCACGATCGATCTCATGCACGTGATGCAACCCAGGCAAACCACACACATCACACGAATCATGCTTCGGATACAGCCTCACGCGACCTCATCCCAACCACGGCCCACGTAGACATAAGAAAGCCCGCCACGACGAGTCGGAATACTCGACGGACGGGCCTGCACCTTATCCACCAGGGCCTTCACACGGTGCCGCTTCATCAACTGCCCATAATGATTCGGGTGTAACGCTTCCGGCAGCTCACGGCGCACCATGTCGAACGAGAACGGCTGCCCAGACGCGGACAACGACTCAACAACGTCCTCGCCCAGGAGCATCCACTCCTCTCGAGCCGCCTCGTACTCCTCCGGTGTCATCTCCTCAGACATCGGGCTAGCCATCACAACCACCCCGCAAGGCATCGATATACTTCACTCCGAACAACTCCTTTAACTAGAAGAGCCCCGCACAGGGGCGGGGCAGGGTATGGACTGGGTCAGTTTTCTCTCAGGATTTAGCGGCACCGCTATAGCAGGCGCAGGCCTCATCTACACGATCAGAGACCGGCCAGTACCAGTCATAGAAATAAGACACCTCCATCAATGGGGACAGCGCATCGGACAATGCCCAGTCATGAATAAAAGGGGCATCACCATAGCAAACCAAGGGATTCATCCGATCCTCAGTCTTTCTATAACCCCAATGTGTGAGCATCTGTCCATCGACCCTCCAAAGGGACACCCTCAGGTGCTTCAAACCACAGACGAGCCATACCGCATCGATTGCACCTGGCCCCAACAACATGCCGGGCCTGTTCCCCTTCGGATCGGGTACACGGTTGCGGGAGAACATCCACGACGAAGAAATCTCTTACTTCTTGACGTTGGAAATTTTGATGCCAAACCCATGTGGTTCTCGCCAGCTCCTCGATGGTGGGCCCTTGACCGTATCCGTCACACGCGCACACTCCATCTACAACGACAGCCGGGTCCCCGACCCATACGGATAGCCGACTCAGCTCGCCTGCAACAGATGAAGCGGAAGATCCGAATAGTTTCTCAAAGTAAAAACGATACTGGTCAGGGATAGCTTCCACCGGAAAGTACTCAACCGTGATGCCATCACGCTCAGGCCAACCCATCTTCTGTCCCTTTCCCCGATGAGTAGTACTCTTCGGTCCGCTTTTCCGACTGTCTCGTGTCATGCCACAACCACAGTTGGAACGCCAGCATCCCCAACTGGACAATGAGCGCGACGATCTGAATACCAATCACGGCCCCTCCTCTCCTGCCGCCCTGCGCGGCGTTGTGCTAATATTCCGTTCCGCGGGGCACCCATAGACCCCGCTTGAGGCCGCCCCAAATTCCCCCGTACGGCGGCGGCCTCACCTTAAAATTTCTGCTAATATCCTGTTTCGCGGGAACCTCAAGATCCCCCGCACGAGGCCGTTCCACGGGCCGTCCATTCGTGGGGCGGCCTCACCCTAAGCACTCCTCGGCAGGGGAGTGCGCGTGTGATGAGGGCCGCCTGGTTTCCGCAAGAACCAGGCGGCCCTCGCGCTTCACCGTTGGCATCTCTCGAGATAAGCCTCGATCGCGCTCTCCGGAATCCGCCAATCCGAGGTCCGCCCGCCACCAATTTTGTAGGCTCCTACGAACCAGCCCCGGTGCAAACCCCGATAAATATGCTCTTTTGACTCCCGCAACATCTGCGCCACCTCAGCAACCTTGTACCGCTGTTCGATCATGTCCTTGCCTTCCACATTCGACGTTGTGACAAGGACCGAGGTTACTAGGCCGAGACCAGACACATCTCATCCATCACGTTCGACGTCGCTACTTCACCTGTCGGGTCACTGTAGTCCAACACCCGCATCAGCTCCGGGTCATACTGGTCCAGCCGGCCCCGCTTGTACTTATCGGCCAGCCGGGAAGCTCGGGACGGGGACAGCTCCAGCCCCAGGTGCATGGCGTTGGCCAAGAACGTCGCCCTGATCTGATTCTTAGTATCCGACCGGTCAACACCGGCAAGAAACGCGTGCATAGTCGTCTCCTATGAACAAGCCAAGCCGCGAACAGCAAGGCGATTTTGGGTAGAGTCCTCCCCACAGAAAATTTCGTGGTTTTTGAATTACGCCGCTCTTTCGCAACGCTTAAGGAACTTTGCGAGTTCCCTGCTAGTGATCCGCATTCCCCCGATACCGGGGTAGCTGACTGTCTTCAGTTCACCACGGTTCACGAGGTTGTACACGGTCCCTCGGGACACTCCGAGTTGCTCGGCGGCCCTGGCGATTGAGTAGGCCCTATCGGCTTCAACGATCATGACACCAGCTCCAAAAACTGCTTCGACAACATCCGATGAATCCGCTCAAGCCCCTTTGAGGTCACCCGAACCTGCGGATCGGCAATCACCAGCTCCCCTGTCTCCTGGTCCATGTAGCTCCGTACACGCGACGCAAGAAACCCGGCATCAACCTTCGACTGATACGGCACCGGGGCCTTGTGCTTACCCTGGCGAAACAACCACCCATGCTCCTCCAACCAAGCAAACAACCGACGCGGCCCAATATCGATACCGATCCGGCACAGGTGCTTCGCCGCGTCGCCAACGGACATATCACCAGTGGAACCGAGGAACCCATCGAACCGTTCGGCCTTCGGTTCCAACTCAGCGATCTTCGCGTCCTTCTCTTTCAGGGTGGACTCAGCCTCAAGGATCGCTTTCGCCATGAGCTCGGGACCCGTCAGTTCCGGGGTGCCTCCATACGAGCCCGTCTTACGGATCGTAGGAAGAACCTCACTAGTAACCCAGCGGCGGAACTTCCGAGCTTCGGAAAGGTGCGAACCAAATGTCAGAGCGTAAAGGCCTGATTCGTTGACCAGCGTGCGCGCACGTGAGACCTCGCGGGAACCCTCGTGAATCGCGAGGGTTGCCCTGCGGGCGTCTTCCGAGTCGACATGCTGTGCAACAGCAGCTGAGCCATTCGCGTACCCGAGGATCTTCGCGACATCCGAGGCTACGAACCACGGTTCGCCGTCTTCCACAATCGTTCGGACAGGTGTACTGTTGTACTCGAAAAGTTCCACGACAGAACTCCTTTCATTGATTGCCGCCCCTGCTCGGGCGGCTTTCTTTTTGTCTTCATGGGTGCGGATCATGCCGCCACCTCCTGCGGTTCCTCGATGTACCAAAGGTTTTCAGTAATCTCGGGGTGCTCCGCGAATCGCTTCATCACTGCCGCGACCATCATGCTGGGCACCTTGCCACCGGCCTTGACTCGTGCGAGTGACGAGTTCGAGATGAGAAGCACGTTTGCCAGCTCCTCATCGGTAATGACTCTCTGCGGTCCTCCGATGACTCGCCATGCTTCTTCTTTGAGCATCTCGATGTTGTGACGCTTGATCTTGAGCGCGTAGCTCATGATCACCTCCTGTCTCTAATCTGGCTCATTTGCCATCTGATGACTCAACGATAGGACACCAGACCGGGACGCGCAACCCAGATCAGAAACATTATTGGATTTTTTTTGACGGTTGCCTCAATCTTGACTTGTTCATGAGTCAGAAATGAGTCATACTAGAGTCATGACAAAGAACATGGCCTCAGCCCTCAAGGCACTATCCGGAACCCGATCTATCCGAGGAATTGCCGAAGCGGTAGGAATGCCCCAAGCAACTCTGAACCGCCAAGCAACCTCCAACACGATCTCCGTAATCGATCTGGTCACCATCTGTCGTCACTACGAGATCAGCATCGTGGACGTACTCCGCCAGGCAGAGATGATCACTCGCGACGAAGCCCGGCAAATGGGTGGAGCGGAAGGACTAGACGCCTACACCGAGCTAGAGCTCGCCGAAGAGGTGTACAACCGCGAACTCGCAAAGACGGTAGCCAAGACTAAGCAAGCGAACGTCACTAACTTGTCAGACCGTCGCCCTACCCTCGATGACAGGCCCACCTTCCGGGCTGCAAAGGAACACACCGAAGACGTACCGGAGGACACGCCCTGACATGTACAACCCATTTACCCACGCGGAGGCCTTGGGCCTCCGCGTAGTCCTTAAGGATCCAGGACACGGCGACGACGGATGGTACGACCACCAGAACCGCACCATCTGGTTACGCCCCGGGATGACCTACCGGGCGCAACGGTCCACCCTCGCCCACGAAATCGTCCACCACCAATACGGAGACGAGCCCACACACGACCCTGTGTGGCACGCCAAACGAGAAGCCAGATGCAACCGCATCGCCGCACACAGACTCCTCAAGGACGTCGACCCCAACGACACAGCCGGCATCACCGATATGGCCGAATGGTGCCGCATCTACGACGTACTACCCTGGGTCATCACTACACACCTGGAAAGGCAAGCCAGTGTCGCCTAAGAAACGTGACGACGGTGACGGGTCGATCTTCCGCCGCAAAGACGGTAAATGGGTCGGTCAATTCACTAGCGGCTGGACCGCCACGGGCCGCCGCAGATACAAAACGGTGACAGGCCGCACCCGTACCGATGCGAAGAACAAACTCAAGACAGCGATCGCGGCAGGCCAAGACGGTCTCGTCGCCGACAACCCATACCTTCACGAATGGTTGGACTACTGGCTCAAGCACATCGCCAAACCCAACCTAGAACCGGGCACCTGGAACGCCTATAGATCCCAAGTCAACAACATCAACGACACGCTAGGACGGGTTCGGCTTGAAGACTTGCGCCCCGAACACATCGAAAAGCTCCACCGCAACTTGGACCGAGCACCAGCAACGGTCCTGAAAGCGCACCGCGTACTATCACGTGCCCTCAAAGTAGCTGAGCAACGAGGCAAGATCAGCAGGAACCCGGCCACGCTCGTAGACGCGCCGACCATTCGTCAGTACGAAGTAACTCCTTTGACGGCGGACGATGCCCGGGCCATCCTCCGTATCGCCGAGGGCCGCCGAAATGCACCCCGCTGGACCGTAGCTTTAAGTCTCGGTCTAAGGCAGGGGGAAGCGCTCGGACTGCGCTGGGAGGATATAGACCTCGACGCCGGGACTTTAACCGTCAGACATGCTCTCAAGCGCTCCTTTGACGGTACGGGTTCTGTCCTGGGGGAACCTAAGACGAAGAGGTCTAAGCGGACAATCCTCATGCCGAGGTCGCTGCAACAGGCAATGCGGCGGCATCGGACGGCTCAAGGACAAGAGCGGTTGAGGTACGGCCCAGGTTGGACGGGTGATCCGAGGGGCGATTTTGTGTTCACCACCCCGAAAGGAACAGCCGTGTCCCATCAGCCGGATTACGCGGAGTGGAAGAAGATTCTGGACCTCGCGGGAGTCCCGTCAGCTCGGTTGCATGATGCCAGGCATACGGCGGCGACTCTCATGATGGTTCAGGGTGTACCGCCTCGTGTGGTGATGGAGATTTTGGGTCACTCAACGATCCAGTTGACGATGAACACGTACTCGCATGTGGTGCCGGAACTGTCCGAGGCGGCGGCGGAAGCGATGGACCGTGCGCTGGGCTAA